CAGACAGTAGTTAGCAAATTTAGCTCCTAGCATTCCACATAACACATCCGGTTCAAAAGCAAAGAACCCAAACTGAGGAAGTCTGTATCTCTCATATCTATCAACTAGAGAACCAAACTCATCAGCAAGACCTCCTCCAAGTGTGCAGTAGTGTCCATAAGCCTGAGCCATCTGAACTCTTGCAACTAAACCATGAGGGCAGCCATTTGCAACCATCTGGTTTCTTAAGTTGCCCCAATTATCTAGTCTGTGTGTAAGCCTATCAGTCACCGTCGGAGAAACTCCAGAGTAGACGAACTTTATTATTGGGCTAATCAAAGAATTTCCAACAATCCACAGTGAGTTAAACTCTACTTTAATGCTAAAGTCTCTAGGAACAGTTTTTTGAGCAGATACTAAGGCTGAGAAGTATTGATATAGCTCAGTTGCACAATTGCTTATTGCTGTTAAGAAGACTTTCATTTCAAAAGCTAGTGTTCCTTCTTCTCCATTATTATTCTGTAGAGGTCTCTTACAAATCAAAGTTATGATGTTAGCAGAATCATCAGATGAAACAGCTGAAGTCATGTGAAGCCTTCCTGATACTGCTAGTTTTTTCTTTGACAGCATGTTTTTAACCATCCACTCATAGGAGTCCATGACACAAGCATGCACAAAAGAGGATGTAAAGTGTAGAATGCCTTGCATCATGTTTGATTTATTCTTCATGTATATTTTCCCAGAGTCTATTAGATCATGGAAGCCCTCACTTTGAGATGACAAGCTCTGTCTCTTGAGTTCAAACATCCCCTCTCCTCCAAAATTCTGCAGATCTCTCTTCATATAACCGCTTGAAGTGAACTCGGTAGACATGAACTCTCTGATGAGCCTCTCAGGAAGAAGCAACTTTTTGAGAGTCACTTGATTTAGAATTCTACAACAGATTTTGAATAGATCTTCATTTACGAAAGGCTTTAGGAAATTTGCAAAAACTGGCATAACAAACTTCTGACACCATGTGGCACAATCTCTGGAGGCAGACACTGTTAAAGTTATTTCGTCGTAAGCAGTCGACCCGCTCATGTTTTTGAAGTGATCAGTGAAGACTTGAGTTTTCTTCTTTCCTTTGGTCATCATCTCACAAGTTTGCATTTCACAGATAGTTCTCGACAAAGTCTCCAAAAAGTTAACCAATATTCTGCCAGGCAATGTGAGAATAAAAATTTCTCTTGATCCTCCAAACTGAAGCTTTTCATACAGGGAGGCAATCAATCCATCTTCTTCTACCATATCAAGTATGCCAGATAAGTTGTCAAGAGGGTACTCACTTGAGGAAAATTTATCTCTGATCAGTCTTTCAGCGTTAGATATAGCTTTCTCTACTGGCCTGATGAATTTAGACTCTAAAGATAAATCAGTAGGTGCCTTCTCATGGGTTGATGATTTGAAGGTGGCAAAATCCAAAAAAGTTTTCCTTCCAAAAAGGTTTGAGAAATTCCGAAGCACTGCAGCTTGAACATCTTGAACACCCTTCTTTTCAATTGAAACCTTAGATACAGATGCGCAAGCTCTAGCGAATTTAGGTGAAAACTCATGGTTTCCAGGAAAAAGAAAGGGCTCTTCTAAACCTAGAAATGATTTATCAACTTTCCTCAATAAAAGCTCTTGAGCAGCGACCTTCTCAAAAATTCTTTTGTCACTTTGACTTTTGTCATTCTCATCTTTGTTGTGCAGAATTCCCAGATAAGAAATGTTAATTAGGTGCTCAAAAGAGGGAGATTCTGAACCATCAATCCATGATCTAACTCCTTTGAGTCTATCATTCGACAGAAGTATTTTGCTATCATCATCTGTTGTTTGATCTTCAACCTTCAGCCCTATAAACTCTCTAGCTTCTCTGGAGATTCCATTTGACAAGTGGGTTTCTAGCATCCTACTCAGGATGTATACGTGAAGCCTTGATCTGCAAAGCAATGTTAGCTTCGTCCAAGGAATTAGGTTGTTTG